AATCCAGTCATATCTGTTGGATCATATTTTACAACAAATGTATTTTTGTGGAATTCAAAGGATGTTTCATGTATTTCTAGCATGCGTATATATATATATATAACAAAATTTTTTTTTAATAATTCAGTTAAACTGACCACCATTATAAAAGATATAAACATTTGATAATTCATTTATTTATAAATGAAATTGGCTATTGTTGTTGGAACTCGACCAGAAATTATACGTCTGGCCAGAATTATTGATTTGGCACCTAAATTTTTCGAAGTAGTATTGATTCATACCGGACAAAATTGGGACAAAAATTTAAAAGATATTTTCTTTGAACAAATGAAAATTAAACAACCTGATTATTATTTGGATGTTGTTGGTAAAAATTTGGGAGAAACTATGGGTAATATTATCGCTAAAAGTTATGAACTTTTTTCGGAAATTAAGCCCGACTGTTTGTTAATATTAGGAGATACAAATAGTGCGCTATGTGCTATTTCAGCGAAGAGACTCAAAATCCCAATATTTCACATGGAAGCGGGAAATAGATGTTTTGATCAAAATGTACCCGAAGAAATAAATAGAAAAATAATAGATCATATTTCTGACATTAATCTTTGTTATTGTGAAAATAGTCGAAAGTATTTATTGGCAGAGGGAGCAAGAAAAGATCACGTTATTGTGACTGGTACACCATTAACCGAAGTTTTGGTCTACCATGAAAAAGATATTCAGGAAAGCCTAATTTTGGAAAAAATTAATGTTGCGCCAAAAGAATATTTTGTATTGAGTATGCACCGAGAAGAAAATGTGGATAATCCAAAAAAATTTGCCGATATTATTAATTCCATTAATTTAATTGCGGAAAAATATCAAAAACCAATTATTTTTTCGACACACCCGCGTACAAAATTGAAATTAATATCCAATAATATAGTATTACATCCATTAATAAATAGTATTGAACCAATAGGACTTTTTGATTATTGTAAGTTACAAAAAAATTCTTTTTGTGTTCTGTCAGATAGTGGTAGTGTTAGTGAAGAATGTGCTATATTGAATTTTCCAGCTGTTTCATTGAGAGATTCTACTGAAAGGCCTGAAGCCGTTGAAAAAGGAAATATTGTTCTTGGAAACATTAGTAATGATACAATAATAAATTCTATCGAACTTGCTACTAGTCTTGTTCCAAATCGTAATGTGATGCCATATGATTACCAAGATTTAAATGTCTCAGCAAAAATATTAAAAATTATTCAGGGATACACACCAATTGTAAATAAAACTGTTTGGTCTAAATAAGATACTGACTAAAATTTTTTAAATCTAAAATTTGTTCTTCTAATTTCGGAATAATAAATTTGTTTTGATATATTGATATCAAAGATTTATCGATTTTGTCTGTTTCTACTGGATTTATATGTATATTGAGATTGTATATCGTGGATATCATATTGACAATATCATACTTGGATACAACTGATGGAGTATAAATATGTCTAGGACCATTCCAAAATATGTTCTCATCTATCATTTGATAAATTATTTTGGCTAATTGTAAACAGGTAATGCCATTCCAAAAATGTGTAGTGAACCCATTTATATTTTGATCTTTGTTACTTTTTACCCATTCGAGCAAAGATTTTTTATTTTCCAATTCTTCACCGATTATGGATGTTCTGATAGAACAACAATCATCCGGTTCGCCCATAGATTTTGACAGACCGTATATATTTTTCTCATCATGTATATCCAATTCACTATAATTACCTTCTTTACCAGTAAACACACAATCCGTAGTGATATGAATCAGTGTATTATTGGTAACATGGCAACAAATTGATAATATATGAGGAAATATGGAATTAATACGAATATATTTTTCTACATCATTATCATCCCGTTGTGGTATTTTTCCAATACAATTAATAATAATTGCATTTTGATACTCTGATAGAATAGTGTATAAATTTTCATAGTTGATAGTTAACGCATTTATTGTATTTCTAGTTATTCTAACAACATTAAATTTTGTTGTTGATTCAAAATAAGAAGCAATATATCGTCCTAACATGCCATTAGCACCCAAAACAATAATCGTTTTTAACATGATATATATATATATATAATTTTATTATAAAATTATACAAATAAAAAATAACATGTGTATATATATTTATGAAATCAAATTTGTCGATAAATAAAATAATCAATAATAATCTCGATCATATATCTAAAATATATCGTACAGTAAACGAAAATATTAATCATTATACAGATCATACAATTCATAATAATGATAAATTATTGAATGAAGAAACAATATCGATTGTGATGACAACACATAAACGTATCACACAAACTTTATTTACTCTTGATACCATTAATAGTAGTTCATACAAAAATATACAAGTAATCATAGTGGATGATTCCGGTGACCAATTCATTGACGGAAATATGTTCGATAAATATCCTTTTAGAATAGATTATATTAAAATAAAAACAGAAAATAGAGTTTGGTCCAATCCGTGTGTTAATTACAATATTGGATTTAAATACATTAAGGGAAATTATATTATTATTCAAAATGCCGAAGTGTGTCATATTGGTGATGTTATTAATCATGTAAAACAAAATTGTAAAGAGGGAACATACTTAGTATTCGATGTGGCAAATACACAATCCTATGCAAATAATAATAAGTTGTACGAATTATTTTTAAATAATGAATTTGATTGTGATTATATTAACCAGTTAATAGAAAAAGAAAAATTTAATTGGTACCAACATTCAATACACAGGTGCCGAAATTATCATTTTTTGACAGCCATACATGCTAAGGACTTTAAAAAATTAGAATCCGGATTTGACTATGATTTTTCAATTGGAAGATGGTATGATGATGATGAATTACTTCGCAGAATACAATGCGTATTAAAATTACGCATAACCAATATAAATTCAATGGAAAATAAATTATTGGGAATACATCAGCATCATGAAACAGTAATGCTTGGTGTGGGAAAAAAAGAATATAAAAACAGTATCTCTCTAAATTTATATATTTACGATAAGAAAAAACAGTATTTTCAAAAACATAATAAATGGATACATTTATATAATTCCCAAAACCCACTAAATGATTTTAATTCTTTATTTCTAAATATGATACCATATGAAATATCTGTTGTTATTCCATGTTATTATCCACATATAAAATATTTGGATGTTATACTTAATGATATTTGTGCTCAAACTTTATTACCAAAAGAAGTTATATTGGCAATAAGTGAGGTTGATGATGATACAAAATATGGATTGTTTACAAAATATAGTAAACAATTTGACGATAAACAAATAACATTCAAAATCATAAACACTATGGCAAAACAAAATCCCGGTATTAATAGAAATATGGGCGCAAAAATAGCAAAATACGAGTATATCACATTCATAAATGCAGGTGATACTATTCATCCACAAAAAATAGAAATCACAAAATACTTTTTAGAAAAATATCAACCAAATATTTTATTACATTCACTCGTAAAAAATAAACCAATGAATTTTTTAAAATCATCACATATTGATTATGAGAAAGTAAATATAATTACTAGTAACCAAATATTTTATGATACATTTGGACGTCCACCGAGGCGTAATCGCAAAAGAGAATTAATATCTATAGGTGGTCATTCCATTGGAATAAAAAGAAAAAAATTTTATCGCAATGTTACACATGGATATGCCACTGTTAAAAATACATTGGCTAATCATTTCGTATATACAGATTTAAGAAGTGGTGAAGATGGTATTTTTGTGAGAGATATTTTGTGGAATGTCGGAAATGTAATTTATATACCAATTTCTTTGTTAAATTATAAACCAATTGTAGCTTAAATTATATGATATGATTACATAAATGACAGGAAAATTTTGACTGCGTTAAAAATAATATACTTTAATAGTATAAATGTTGTGCGACAAAAAAATTTTTATCATTGGTGGCTCAGGATCATTGGGTAATAAATTTATAGAAACATACATAAAAAACAATATAATAATATGTTATTCCCGTGACGAGTGTAAACATTGGCAAATGTCTTTAAAAATTAAATCGGACAATCTTCAATTTATTATTGGCGATATTCGTAACAAAAAAAGGTTAGCAACTTGCCTATTTCGCGAAAATCCAGACATTATTATCATTGCCGCTGCTTTAAAACACATTGATAAATGTGAATATGCCACAAATGAATGTATATTGACAGATCTTATCGGTCCACAAAATGTTTTAGATATAGTGGAAAAACATAGAAATGTTCTAACGAATCTGCGAGAGGTATGTTTTGTAAGTACTGACAAAGCATGCAGTCCTGTTAATGTATATGGCATGTGCAAAGCATTATCGGAAGCTCTAATAATAGAAAAGTCTTATTACATTAAAGATGTCAAATTTGTTTGCGTTCGATATGGAAATGTGTTGAATTCCCGTGGTAGTATTATTCCGATATTACACGAAAAAGGAATGGATCCTAATTGCAAAGAATTTACATTGACACATCCAAATATGACTCGTTTTGTCATGACTCTGGAACAAAGCGTTGATTTAATAGAACATGCTCTAGTTCATGGCGAATCAGGTGACATTGTTATACCTCATTTGGTATCAATGACTGTCAAAGATTTGTTGGAAATTTTTTCGGAAATTTATAATAAACCTATTAAACTATCAGGACTCCGACCCGGCGAAAAAATGTTAGAATCATTAATAAATGAAACACAATCGTTGAGGCTTGTAAAAGTAAATCAATATATGCATATCAAACCATCATATTGTCAAAAAATTTACAACATGGAACCAATGGATTATAATAGTACAATTAATCCAATCGATAAAACTGGACTAAAAAAATTATTGGAAGATTTGAGTCTTTTGTAAGATTAAAACAGTGACATACAAATTCAATATCAAAAAATCTAACCTAATATTTTAATTCTAGTTAATAAAATTTCGAATGGGCTTGTATAAATTTTTTTAAATTAGTATCACAGATTATTAATTTAAAAAACTAAAAATAATATTGGAGTGGTACTGATATTTTATATTAAATTTTTTACAATATCAGGTTTTCAAAAATATATGTGAATACATGTATTTTCATATTTTTTAAAGGTGTGACACAATTATATCCATATTTAAATTTTTTAAATAATAATCTATTTTTGTTTTGTAAATAAATAATTTTTGCCTTTGTAATTTAGCATCCATTTGTTCATTAAATATATTGCACGAAACATCAATATTATAATTATATTTTTCACTATTAATTAGTTGTATATTTGATATCAATATCATTTTGGGTCGCATTCATATTTATTTATTAGTTCCCTGCTGGGTGATCCGATATTCTTTTTTTTTAATATAACTGTTCTTCCAGCTTTCATAGTAATATCATAATATTCCAAAACAATATGATAATTTTTTCTATTTAAAAAATCATCAAATATTATGGTAGTATCATTTTCGATTTGATCAAATAAATTTAGGGCACATGCCACTCTAAAACGACCATCAATTAAAATTAAATCAACCTCTTTTTTAACAGCATCATCTAGATATGTGAATGCTCTACTATATTTAATCCAATCTTCATATTTACTTTTTTCTCCAGGATATCCGTACTTATTTCGCGGTGCATCAATATCGACATGTATCATTTTTAATTGGTTTGAAGATTTAACAATATCATATGAATAAAGTTTATCGATCCAATATTTATCGCTTTCAACAGAATAAATTTGTTTAATATTTTGGCGCTTACATGCCTGGTAAGTTGATCCTCCCGAGCCGAATTCAAAATATATTTTTCAATTATCTAAATATTTATAAAATAATTCTATTGCTTTGGCGGGTAGAACAGGTACTAGTTCTTTTATTTGTTGATTTTTATTCATGATATATTATATATATTAAAAATATAAAAAATCGAATTAGCCATTGTTTGAAAAATATTTAACCGTATTTTCCAAACCGTCAATAAAATATACTTTTGGATTGTATCCCAGATATTCTGATATTTTATCGATTGACGCATTAGAATAAGGAACATCACCAGCACGTTCTGGACCATAAATTGGTTCTATTTCATTTTTTCCCAATATTTTTTTGATTGAATCAAAAAGTTCTTTGATTGTGATATTCGAATTTGTACCAACATTGAAAATTTCACCGTAGCAATCACTATTTTTTGTTGTTAGGGCTAATACATTAGCATAAACCGCATTATCTATATAGGTAAAATCTCTTGAATAGCTTCCGTCACCATTTATTATTGGTCTAATTTCATCAATTACCATTGTAATAAATTTAGGTATAACTGCAGCATAAATTCCATTTGGATTTTGTCTTGGACCGAATACATTAAAATATCTTAATCCAATACATTCCAGTCCGTACAAACTTGTAAAAATCTTAGCATAGAGTTCATCAATATATTTTGTAATAGCATATGGTGATAAAGGTGAACCAATATCATTTTCAATTTTGATTGGTTTATTATTTGATCCATAAACAGAAGATGAACTGGCATAAACAATTCGTTTAATATTATTTTCTTTGGCCGCTAATAATATATTTAAAAAACCATTGACATTGACATTATGGCTTTCCAAAGGATCATTAATAGATCTGGGTACTGATCCCAATGCAGCTTGATGACAAATAACTGATATATTTTGGCATGCATTACGACATGTTTCCAGGTTTCTGATATCACCCCATACAAATTCTATGTTGTCATAAGATTTTAGCAAATGTTCAATATTGGTTTTGGAACCGGTAGATAAATTATCCAATATTCTAACAAATTTTGCCCCATTTTTTAATAAATATTCCACTATATTTGACCCAATAAATCCTGCACCTCCGGTTACCAAAACTGATAAATTTTCTATATCCATGGTTTATTTATACAATAACAACATATTTTATCATGTCAATATATAACCAATAATTAACGAAATATCATAATCATTTGTACTCCATTTTTTATAAATTATAATATTAACAATAATTTTTAACACTCGATTAAATCTAATTTCAAAATAAAAATATCCCAATATCATATTTTTTATTTATGGAAAAAATATTTTTTTGGCATATCATAAAAGATCCATTCGGAATTTTTTCTTTTTTTAGGATACAAAATATTAAATTTAGATTGCAACAAAGGTAAATTTTCTTTAAGATTTCTACAATTTAAACAAAAAGTCACACTTTTCGAGGAACAGATAAAATATTTTCGAGACTTGGATCATGCATCAAATTTTTTTATGAGCTTGTGAAAAAATGTAAGAAACTATTTTCAATCATTTTATAAAAAAAATTATAAATTAATTATAATGAGTTTAAATTCGAAAGATAAAAAATCCACTTCTCCTGAAAAAGAAGAACAATATAAAATTATCCCAATTGGAAGTTTTTGTGGTATTGTAATGCAATTAAAAAGATTAGAATTAAGAAAAGATGCGTATCCTTTTGATTGGATGACATGTGATTTGACAATGATTTGTGATAACATTGAAGAAAATTTTAAAGATTTTTTTGATGTAACACCAATATACAATAAAGATGCACTTCCACATAAATTTTGGTATGTTTACAATAAATATCCAAATATGTGTTTCGGATTTCCGCATCATGACATGTCAAAACAGGAAACCAAAGAGACTTTTTTGAGGAGAATAAATAAATGGAAAACCATTTTATCAACATCAACTGAAAAAATATGGTTTGCGCATGAGACATTTTATTTGAATATGGACGTGATTAAACGTTTCATAAATATTATCCAAAAATATTATCCAAAATTAAAATTTCACTTGATTTTTATACAAGAATTTACTGATGACCAAATTAATGATCAAAAAGAAGAATATGTTGAGGAATTTGATAAACAAGAATTATTTACTATTTATAAAATACATATGAAAACTCTAGAACAAGCCATATACAATTCTAGCAATAAATTTTATGATATCATATTTAAACAATTTTTGAATGGACGGGAAATTAATCCGATTATATAATGTCCGAATAATTGTTGAATATACGAAAATTAATCCCTAGACGACCAACCTATAAACAATATAAAAAATATTCATTTTAATAACAAAATTTTATTACTTTGATTCTCGGATTTCATAGATTTATGCTAATAATCATTTTTAATTATTCGTATAAATATCTGCTGAGATGAACATTAAAATAACAGAATGAAAATATAATAATGTTCGTTTATTGATTGTAAAATACAAAGATTCAATGAAAAGAGCCAATTGCTAATTTTAATCCACGATAATTATATTAAAATATATTAATTATATATCTCAATATATAATTAATAATAGGAATATGCCAAAAACAATACTAGTTATAAGTACAGAATATCCTGGTTATGGTGGTAGCGCTACTAATTCTTACGCTATTATCAATTTTTTGCGGACACAACAATACAACTGTATTGGCGTATTTATTGATGATAAGGAAAATATTAATGTTGATCCTGATCAAATTGGTGGCATATACCATTTTAAATACTTGCCATTCTTGTACAATAATAAGAAACTACTGTGTGAATACCGAGACTTAATTAATGCTAATCTGAATGGTCCACCATCAATCATTTTATGTAAAAATTATATTGCACCAATATGTTCTAAAATTTTATATCCAAAAATAAAAAATATTTATTTTGTGGCTGGCTTAACAAATATAATTAGACAATGTATTCGATCGCCTGTGCAAAGCATAATATCATTAAATTTTATTCCGAAACAATGTAAGGAGGACATAAAGGCAATTGAATGTAGTAATTTAGTTGTAGCAAATAGTCCATTGTCACTACAACTTTTGCTCAAAACTTATTCTAATTACAAACATAAAATTTATCCAAAGCCAATAGACACAACCACATATATTTCATCATTATTAAATGATAACAATAATGATTTGTTTCCGAAAAAATACGATATTATTGTAGCGTCATCTATTTTGACCAGACCCGAAAAAAATAATTTATTTTTGATAGATATTTTGAATCATCCAGATATGATTAACTATACTAAATTAATAGTTGGTAACAATAATTCAAAATTTAAGGATATTCCAAATTCAACAGTCTGTGATTTGTTACCACACAATGATTTGATGCAACTAATGAAACAAAGCAAAGTATTATTATATCCGTCTTTATACGATTCTAATCCAAATACTATTCGTGAAGCCATACATCATAAATGTTTGATTTTAATGTCAAATAATATAGGTTATTATGAAATTTTTCCAGAAATTTCAGTTTGCAAAACTTATGATCAAAACGAATGGATTAGTAAAGTTCTTTATCTGTTGGAAAACTATAGTCACATTATAACCGATTACAAAATAAATTTCGTTATGGAAGAGAATATACAATCTTTAATTGATAAATTTATCTAATTATAATAGTATATAAATGAGAATAGGAATCATTGGAGTTGGCGTAGTTGGGAATGCTGTTTATAGAAGTTTAACGGAAAAATGCGGAGCATCTAATGTGATAGCATACGATAAATTTAAAAATATTGGATTGTTTGATGATATTTTGGATACGCAAATTGTGTTTCTATGTTTGCCAACATTATATAATTATCAACTATCCGCATACGATAAATCAGCTTTACATGAAATTTGTGGTAAACTAGAAGAACACCATTACCAGGGTTTGGTTGTTATTAAAAGTACTGTTGAACCAACAGTTTCCCAAACATTCGCTGATAAATATAAACTATTTGTTTTACATAATCCCGAATTTTTAACAGCAAGAACAGCATACGAAGATTTTCACACCCAGGCACATATTATAGTTGGTCGTACAACTGCAGTTTCCGATGAGCAAGTTAATTTATTGACAAATTTTTATGGACAATATTACCCGGAAGCCGAAATCTCAACGTGTACATCAACCGAATCAGAATCAGTTAAAATATTTTGCAATTGTTTTTATTCGGTCAAAATACAATTTTTCAATGAATTATTTTTGTTGTGTAATAAATTATCCACCAATTATGATGCCGTTGTGAGTATGATGCTTAAAAATGGTTGGATTAATCCAATGCACACAATTGTTCCTGGCACCGATGGAAGTCTTAGTTATGGTGGTATGTGTTTCCCGAAAGATACAAATGCTTTATTATCTTTCATGAAATCACAAGACTCTCCCCACAAAGTAATGGATGCTACCGTAACAGAACGCAACGAAATGAGATCAGATTTCTAAATTATTTAATTTTAGAATAAATAAATATTATTCATTCCAAAATTAATACGCCCTATTTAACTAAAAATTGAAATAAATAATATTTATAGTGCATCATACGATAAAATACAAAAATATTACTATATTTGTATATCATGGAAAAATCTGATTTAGATGACGATTTAAATATTGGTTTGAATGCCAATGGTTTGCCCGGAGAAATTTCAACAATTTATTTAAACCAAAAAAATCAACCAAAAATATTTTATACCAGACCGGAAACCAATGAATTACTTTTACGTATTATTTTACCAAGATCATCTGATGGAAATAATGCTCCAGTAGGAAATCTCTGTGCAACACACATGCATATTGTATTGGACCAATCCGGATCAATGGCCGGTGCACCATTCAATAATGCTATTTTAGGTATATCGGAAATGTTTGAATGTCTCAATAACAAAAATTTTCCAATCGAAAATATTCATTTTTATGCATTTATAAGATGTCATTTTCTTTACTGTATCTAATATTAATTATATTTGATAAGTAAAAAATATCTTATAAAAATTTGGATATTCACAGTTTTCGGAATATTAATTCCTTGCGAACATTTAT